TGGTGCAGTCAGATAATTGCTATTGCTATCAAAATAATTCGACCAATTCGACCCATACGGCGTGAATGTGCCTTGGGTCGTGTTGCCGTTGCGGGTGATCGTGAAGTTGTTGCTTGAGGAGTCTAGGAACGTATTGTTTTGACCACCGTTGGTGCCGTTGCCGTGCAGCAAGAGCGTGGTGTTCTCAAAGTACGGATCAATCGCAGGCCAGAGGTTTTGCTGCTTTAACGATTGATACTGGCTCATGCTGAAGATGCCATTGCCAGCACCTCCCTGTGCAGGGTTGGGTAGCGTCGTGAGCGGGAAAGGATTCTGGGTGCTGACCGTTGCGCTGTTATTCGTTATGGTAAACGGGCTGCTGCTGTTATCAATAAACGTCGCAGACTGACAAGTAAGCAGTTTTGTGTTTGTGATGTTTTGCAAAGCACCAGTGGGTACTGTAATGCTGCTTCCTGAATAAATCCCAGTCCCGTTTATTACACGAACATTAGAGATGTAGCCGGGGAAGTATCCTGTAGCACCTGATCCACCACTGCCCGTTCTTGCACCAATTGTGAAAGGGTCTGCTGAATCAATGCGAGAAGGCATTGAAAACGTGTTAATTCTTACGCCATTTACATAACAACTTGCTGTGCCGCTTGTACAAGACATGGCAAGGTGATACCACTGCCCTGCGGCAATGGTTGTTGATACATTGCTAGAACTGTATACAAAATACAGTGTAGTGGTGTCAGAATAAAAATTAATTGCTTGGTTAGCAGCACTTGCTGGCCTGTGTTGGGCTAAAACATTAGCTTCTGATGATGAGGTGTTGTTCCAATACGCCCAGCACTCAACTGTGAAATCTCCCGTGAAGTACCAAGCAGCATTATCCGGCGCACTTAAATAGCTACTTGACCCGTTAAAGTACCCTGAGTACCCGCCCGGAGGGTTGTAGATCAGTCCACCAATATACCTTTGAGTCATTCTTGGTTCCTTATTGGTTTGGCATCCGAGCTATCGGTGGCGTGAAATTAGAGATGTAACGGGCCACGCCTTTAGTGATTCGCAGGTCATCGATGTAGCCATTTAATGGGGCGGCGTTATCAAAGCCGGACGCAATGGAAATCCTGCCGGGGCAAGTCATTGTTGTTGAGTAGGTAGCCGTTGCAGACTGCACACCATTCATATAAATAGCAAGGGTACTACCTGATCTGGCTAAAACAACATGCGTCCAAGTGCTTGCACTTAATGCGGACCCTGCCGTTATTCGGTCAGCATTGCTTGTAAAAAGAGCCAGCTTGCTGGAAGAGTTGATATAAAAAGCCCATCCAGAATCTGTTCCTGATGACCTAGTATCGATTAACACAATGTTACCGGCTACCGAATTAGGATAAACCCACATCTCAACCGTAAAGTCGCCCGTGTTAAACGACAACAGGTCCGTTGTTCTTCCTACCAGATAATCTCCGCTGCCATCAAACGCCATCGACCCCGTGCCGTACTTCACCACGCTGGTGCTGACTTGAGCATTTCCGACCGTTTCCAGATCGTTCATCTGGGCGTTGTCAAAGATCCCTGCGTTGGTCATGTTGAGCAGTAGTTTGGTATTGGTGATATTTGTCGGCGGTGAAGTTGGAACAGTTATTGACGTATTGCTTACGCCATACACATCAGTGCCGTTTACAATCCTTAACCCCGCCATGTACCCGTTAGCATTACTTCCGCCGGTTTGATTTGCAGCGGCATAAATAATATTTCTCGTACTAGGTGGTGTAGGCGTTGAAGTTGACGTCCCGATGCTTGAGCCATTTACCCAGACGCGGGTGGTAGTTCCATCTCTACCAACAGCAACATGCACCCATTGACTTATTGCTGGTGCCGTTACACCAATACTGACTAGACTCCCCCCGCCTATACTGAATTGCCACTTGAACGTGGAAGTCTCGATTATCGCTTGATACGCAATTCCATTTGTTGTGTTCCATGAGTCAACACCGCCACCTTTTGAAAAAAACCACATATCCCCTGTGGCGTTTCTATAAAACCAAAACTCAAAAGTAAAAGTGCCGGTAAGGTTTAACGCAGATTCCGCCGCTGTTTCAACCGTCAGATAATCCCCACTCCCATCAAAGTACCCACTACCGCCCAGTACGCTTGCACTCCATGTGGTTGGGCCGGGGAAAGGCTGAAAGGCTTGGACGGAAGGGGTGCCGTAAACCGTGAGGGTGAACGGCGAGGCCGAGTTATCAACAAACCTGTTTGATTGGCAAGTTAAGAGTTGAGTATTTGTGATTGCTGTAAGAGGTGTGGTGGGAATGGTTAGCGTTGAACTTGACGGCGAATAAACCGAAGAACCTTTTACGACACGCAAATTGCTCATGTACCCATTTAGTGCGTTATCTGCGCTATATCTCGCCGCAATATATGAGGTTGTCGGTGATACGTTGTAATTTGTGCTATCCGTTCCTGTAGCAACTCTAGTGCCGTTTATAAAAATAGCATAGGTAGAACTAGACCTTGTATATACAATATGGGACCATGTATTTGCCGTTAAAGCCGCACCAGTAAACGCAGTGCTTCCTGTATACCAATCAAGTCGTGTTGGATCTGTACCGTTATTATTTGTTAAAAACGCCCAAGTGCCTGTTTGACTTGAATTTCTTGCGTCAACAAAATAAACACTGCCGGGGTTTGCTGGGAATGAATTGATATAAACAAAACACTCAACCGTAAAGTCACCTGTGCCAAACGCAAATGCAGCGCCTGAAGCAAGCGTCAAATAATCTCCCGTCCCATCAAAATAATTACTCCAGTACCCGCTCTGCTGAAACGGCGTGAAGGCCCCCTGTGTGGTGTTGCCGTTTCTCGTGATCGTGAAGTTGTTGCTTGAGGAGTCTTGGAACGTGTTGTTTTGCGCTCCGTTAGTCCCATCACCGTGAAGCAATAGCGTGGTGTAAGGCCAATACTGATCGTTTTGCCAGACGTTTTGTGAGGCGTAAGGGATCGTCTGGGCTTGCGTCCAGACACCCGAAGGGTAAGCAGCATTAACCGGAGAGGTGGCAATCAAGCCACCGGGATAGCGCATCGCCATGCCGCGCTCCTTAAGTGATCGCCTCAAACGTCGCTGTGTAAGTCAGGGCTGAAGCTGTCCCCGAAGTCACACCGACTGATTGGTTCTCCGTCACATAAAAGGAGGTGGTCTTGTCAGTCACAATCAGCGTGGTGTTGGCCGGTACGCTAATTTGATAGGCCATGTAAGACACCACCGTCGCTGATCCGAACGTCGCGTTGTTGCCAATCGCCACCGTTGCCGTTGCTGCGCTTGAGGTGGTGTTAGAAACAACGATCTCGGTAACTCGGTTCACCGTGTTCGCTGCCGGAGTTAAGCCCGTCAGTGCAGTTGTGCCGTTATATGTCCAGTTTGTAGTGGCGGACGTTGTACTAGGAATCACATACGCAGTGTTTCCGTAAATACTCGTGACGTTAACAATATTTGGATTTGCCATGATCTATCCCTAGAAGCCAAAAATCATCGCCATAGCGATACTTTTACCAGTGGAAATACCTGAAGTTGCCTGGAAGGTGGGTAATGCTCCAGCACCGTTTGATGTCAGCACATGCCCCGCAGTTCCCGGTCCTGCTGAAGCCTGGAAGTTACCCGTTGCCGTGGTTCCCGTAAACACCACGCTATAAGCCGTTGTGGTGGCAAGTCCCGTACCACCGCCTGCCACACCCAACGTGCCAAAACTCAATGTGCCTGAGCCGTCCGTTCTAATGGGCTGCCCTGCTGAACCATCAGCCGTGGGGTATAGCAAGTTTGCCGGGTTGTTCATCAGCTTGATGACCGTGCCCGAATTGTTCTTGGCAAACAGGATCATCCCGCCATCGTTGTAGTTGATGGCAAGCTCGCCGGCATTTAAGTTGCCAGCCGAGGGTTGGGTGTTGGATGCCGTGTTAGTCCGGTACAGTTGTATCGGCGTGAAATTGGTTGCTGGCATTAGAAAGTACCTCCGTCAATCGTTGCCCATTCGGGGGCTGAAGCGCCGGCTCTCAGGACATAACCTCGTGTGCCCAATGCCAGAGTGGATGTCGTTGATGCGCCTGTTTGATATACCAGGGAGCCTGCAGCACCGCCAGCAACATTGGTTGCCGTTGTGGCCGAGCCAGCACTACCGCTGATGTTAATGGACCAGGTACCTGAAGCGCCAGTGCCATCAGCCTTGGGTGCGCCGACGGTACTGTAGTCAATCGTGCGCGCTACCGAGCCATTAAACGTCGTGCCAGGCGAAGCGCCACCCGTATTGGTAAAGGTTACCGAGTTGGTTACAGAGCCTGCAGTTGTGGCCGTGCCCACCGTAATCGTTGCCGGGTCAGTCCACTGGGGCGCTGTACCCGATGACGTCATGATGCGCGTGGATGCGCCAATACCGAGCTTTGACAGCGTCGTGGTGCCCGAGGCGTAAAGGATGTCGCCTGCTGTGTAGCTCGTGATGTTCGTGCCGCCCGAGGCTACTGGTACCGTGTTGAGCGAGATAACTGTGCCGCTGACTTGGATCGGTGATGAGCCGGTATAAACCTGGGACGTGCTGAACTCAGCAAAGGTAATGGCCGTGGTACCAAAGACAATCGTGCCTGCTGTCGTGCAGACATACGATGTGCCCTTGTTTACCGTGCCATTCTGAACGAAGAAGTAATCGTTCTCACTTAAGTCATTTGTGCCCGTGCCATAGCTGTCAGCATCAGTTGCACGCGTAAGGATCGTGCCGCCCGTAGCCCAAGTGTAAATACCGTTATGGGCTTGGTTTGATTCATCCTTAACAAGGATGCGATCGCCATTGACAAGGCTGTAACCATCAAGCGTTGTCAGGGCCACGCCAAGCGTTAGCGTTGCGCCAACACCCAAGGTGCCGTTGTTATACGTTACAGAGCCACCCGTTTGCGCGGCCAAGGATTGCGTCGTTGCAGCCTGAACGGGTTGATGGTAAATCAGGCCGGTTGATGCCAGGCCATCAACGTATTGCTTCGTGGCCAGTTGATAGGCGGTTGTGGGATCTTGCGTAACGGCTACCGATGTCAGCCCTGCCAGGGTGAGACTTGTAGCACCCAAGGCAATGGACGTTGATCCAATGGTGACTGACGTGTTAGTCAGCGAAATAGTCTTGGCAGCCGAGCCGTCATACGTTGTGCCCGAGTCAAGCTGCAAGCCTGTGCCAACCGTCAGCGCATTCGGGTTGGCCGCGGTAATCGTGCCTGAAGCCCCCAGGGCTACTGTCACGCCGTTGTAAGTTACCGAGCTATTCGTAAGGCTGGCATTGCTGATGTTGGTGAGCGTATTGCTCGAACCGCTGATGGTTTTGTTGGTCAGCGTTTGTGCATCGGTCAACGTAGCAACAACCGTGTTATCGATCGCAATGGTGCCTGTCGAGGTGATTGTGCCGCCTGTAAGGCCCGTGCCTGCAGTGATTGACGTAACACCCGTGCCGGTTGTAATCGCGCCCCAGGCGCTGTTTGCATAGCCTTCAAACGTGCCTGTTTGCGAGTTGTAGCGCAAGGTTCCGTTTGTTGGTGAGCCAGGGCGATCGCCTGTAGCACCTGATGGCAGCACAATCCCTTCAAGCCCTGGCACCACCGGATTATCAGCAAGCCCCACCGTGGGATCTGCGCCATTGCCCGTACCATTGGCCACATCGATTTCGTTGGCCGTGCCTTGTAAGGTCACAATCCCAATGCTGTTGCCACTTGTGCGGGTTAGCAAACCAACGCCAGAGGACTGCGCCAGGTTCAGCACAATACCTGAAAGCGAGATCGTAGGATCGCCTGCAATGCCGTCGCCATCAGCAACGCTCAGACCTGCCGTTCCAGCCGCAATAGAGCGGCCTGTGAGCGTTGTTGCGCTGGTCTTGACCTGAATGCCCGTCCCAGCGGCTACGAGGCTTGCAGCGGCTCCTGAGAGGCTTAGAACGAGGGTTAAGCCAGCGCCGTTATCAGTAAGCGTTAAGCCGTTGCCTGATGTTGTCAGTTGACGTGACTGGCTCAGTGAGCCTTCACTGGTTGCCGTGACAAAGCTGTAGTTGGTGACTGGCGTTGCAGCAATATCTGCCACCGTCGTTTTGACCGTGCCACCGCCTTGCACGATGGGCACAAGCTCCGTGCCAGTCAGTGCTTGCGCGGTAGGTAGCTGGGTGATGGTTTGATTGGCCATTATGGTGACACCGCTATTCCATCAAGGTTCCCATTGTTCTCAGGCGTCTGGGTGTTGCCTTCCGTCGAGACAATGACATTTTGCTGATCCGTTGTCACCAGATTATCCTGGATTGCGGCCACCGATACATCAGGCCTTGGAAAGCGCAGGTTGATGCGCTCCGTTTGCCGGGCTGGCAGGCGATACGGATCTTTCTCGTCTCTGCAATTTTCTTCACACACCATCAGCCCTGGGAAGTTAATGTCAGGTCCCAGCGTGGCGTGAGGGCGCTTCATGCGGCAACGATCGCAAATACCAATTGCGATGTCGCTGTAGCCCTCCGTGTCAAGAAACATTGGCATTATTTTGTGTAAACCGAGATGTTGGGGGCAAAGTAAATCGGGCTGCGATCGCGCTCTTCAGCCTCAGCCAGTGCCAGGTACTTGCCAGCCTGATCCTCGAGGTATTTGATGCGCTCCATGGGCACAGCAGGTAATTCCATGCTCAATTGGTGCGCCAACATGCCAATCGTGGCCAGATACCACCGCTGCGGAATCTGCAATTCATCGGTCAGATCGCCCACATCCATGATTTGCTTGGAATACCAGACGGTCATTTGCACATACCACTCATTGGGCACCGGCCAGAGGTAAATTTCAGGCTGTGGGACCGTCCGATTGAACCAAAACTGGTAAGGCTGATTGGCCGTAAAGTTTTTGTTGGGCAAATTGGTGTAATCATCACGATTAAGCCTTGCCATTTGGATTTCACGCGAGTTATTGCCCACATAAAACTCACGCAAGGCTAGTGTCGTGCCGCCAGAGGCCCTTACTCGGTAGTATTGGACGCTCTGACCGGGGTCAATGTCATACCAGGCCCACTTTTTGTCGGTTACAACCACTGATCCGATGTCATACAAGGTGTTCCAGGTAATAGCATCGGTCGAATACTCGAGGGTGAGAGTCCATGTGGCACTTCCACCACCAGAAACATAGGGGAGCAGGCCGATTGACCCAGCATAAATCGGGTTGCTGGTGCCAAAATTGATCGCAATATTGCCATTCGTGCTTGTTTGCAGGCAGTAGGTATCAACATCATCATCCCCGGCGTAGGCTGCATTGCCACCAGCGCTGCTCGAGTAGCTGCCAGCAGGCCGTGTCATGGTCCGGTAGAGCACATTCAGTGCGTCATTGGCGCCCACTGGCAGGGTGTAAATGTACTTTTCTGGCGTAAGGCCGATGACTTCCTTCTTCACAGCCCAGTATTGGATACCGATGTTGATCAGGTTGGTCAGCGTAAAACCCAGCGACTCGCGCGCGGTCAGCAATTGCTCGCTGGTTAGCTCTTCAGCAAGCTTGCCACAGCGTCTTGCCGCGTGGTCAATCAGCGTTTGGACGTTAAAAACCTGACCGTAGGTATCGGAATAAGACATCTCACCACCCTGGGCAATTCCAGCGCTTCATTGAAGCCCTGGCTCGAGATCCACGCTCAGACTTGCGAGCCACTGGACCCATGCGTGCGCAAAATGAATCACGCCTTGGACCTCCTTGGGGCTGTGGAGCCTTCAGGTTTGATCCTGTTTCTCGGTTGTACTTCGCTCTACCCTTGGCGGTAAGACCCGCGCCCTGATCTGCCGGAAGCTTCTCACCGCGGCCAATCGCAAGGCTCGGACCGCCGTCTTTAAGCCGTTCAGGAAGTTTTGCATACGATTTCCCTTTCACGTTGGACTGCGTAAACTCTGCAGCCACATCAGGTCGAATGCCTACTTTCTTGGCAAACTTGGGATTGTTCTCAGCCGCTTTCATCAGCCGGAACTGCGCTTTAGTCTTGGCAGGCATTTAAGCTATCTGCCCCATGGTAACAATCAACGAAGGGATGGCCGGGTACGCAGGCGTCACACTTGATGGCAGTGCCTCAAGCGTTACATCCGTTGATTCAGGCAGCCAAAACAACTGCACATAGTTAGTGGCGTTCAAATCTAAGTAAAAGTTCCAGGCGGCCACCGCAAAACCAAAGATGCCTGCATTCTTACGCGCCGGCACCGTAACTTGCGTCGATGAGTTGGCAAGATCTGAACCGTTGACCTTCATCCAAATCGTGACAATGTGCTGCTCGTTAGCGACATTCTTGAATTGGGCGCTGAACTGAAAGTTATAAATGCCGTCATTGGGCACCGTAAAACGGCTACTGCTAACCAGGGTAATGCCATCGGCAATATCCGTAGTGTTGCAAGTCATGGCCGTGCCAGCGGTGGTGCTTCCCGTCTGATCTAGGGTGCTGCTAAAGCCGCCATAAGCTGCGCCAAAAGCTCTCAAAGAGCTAATGGTTGATCGCACATTCGCGCCACTTTGCACTAACGGCACAAGCTCTGCGCCCGTCAGCGTTGCGGCTGCTGGCATTGCGCTAATTTTCTGGTCGGCCATTATGATTGCTCCAAAACAATTTTGCTGCTGTCTTCTTGCAGCACATACCCTGGCGTTGTCTCATCCAGGATATAAAACGTGGTTGGCGGAATAGTGCCGTAAGTATCAACTACACCATCATCGCCAACATCAAGGCCGTAGTCAGTGCCTCCGATGACATTTTGGGCACCAACGCCTAATGCAAAGCCATCCGAGGTATTGGCTTGGTTGGCAACGCTTGAGTAGCCAACAGGTGCCATCAAATACCTGCTTGAACGAGCTTAAGCGTTGCAGTGCCAGAGCCTGAGTTGACTAGCAGCTTGATGGCCGTCACCGGAAATGCATAGTTGCCATCAGCAGCGGCCACTTCGCCAGCCACCGTGGGATGACTAAACCAGTTGGAAATGGTGCCTGCAGGGTCGTCAAATGAGTGCTGGACGGTGTAATCAACCGTGCCTGATACCGTGACACCAAAGCCCACATTGAATGGGCTGATGTTGGTATTCATGACCACGGTGCTACTTGAGCCTGTACCAGTCTTGGATACGGTCACTACCTTCATGATTGTCCTTCAATGTGATGCAGGGGCCGAAGCCCCCGCAATCTAGCACGCGCCGCCTGCTTTGCGCCTTGCTTGGGGTGGTGTTACTGTGACCGATTCTTTGGTCTCAGTGACTGATCCCTTACCGCGGATCTTGTCCATTAACTTGCCACCAAGCTCTTTGACCATGCTTACGGGATTCAAGGCATCCTCAAGCTCACGCTTGGCTTTCGCCGCGGTGGCCTCGGGATCAGCAACAGGTTTGGATACGTCCACTTTACCGCCCGTGTCGTATTTGACCTTGCCGCCCTTCTTGAACGTGCCCGATTGAATGGTGTTAGCTACAGGCTTGGATACTGGGTGCTTGGGGTAGGCTACGGGTTTGCCTGAATCAACAAGCCCCCCCGTAGCGTAGTGCTTTTTTAAGGCACCACCTTTCTTGAAGCCGCCAGCATTGCCCTTCTTGACTTCGCCTGTGGTGGTATTGCTTACACCAGGCTTGGACGTTGAGACATTACCCTCAACGCCGCCACCCTTGGCATAAGCAGAGCCGCCACGCTTGTAGCCACCAGGCTTGCCCATGGACACTTCACCCGTCTTTTTAGGCGTGTGATGCTCACCTTCAGCCGTGTCCATCTTGGTTTTGTCATAGCCCTTGGCGCCCTTCTCGGATGCTGCTACTTTGATGATGCCGCCATCTTTGTAGCCACCCTGGCCCATTACCACACCGCCGGTTGCAAGGCCTTTGTGGGCCTTCGATGCTGGCATGGAAGCGTGCTTTTTAAGCTTAGCCTCAGTGCCTGCCATCTTCTTCATTTCGGCTGCGTGTTCCGCCTTGGACTCGCCACCTTCCTTCATCATGGGGCGCGCCATCTTGCGACGCATGGCCAATGATGGACGTGCAGGTGCGCGGCCAGGTAACGTACCCTGACCCATCTGCATGCGGCTTGGAGCCGGGCCTTCAGCAAGTCCAGCCATCACGCCGCCGTTCATCATTTTGTGGCCATCCGACTTGCCACCATGCTTCATGGAAACATGACCGCCTTTTTTGAGCTTCAGAATGACTGAAGGCTCAGTGGTCATCATTTTGACCATCGGCTTGAATTGGCCCATGATTACCGCTCCTTGGCTACATAAACGTAGTCCACCGTCATGGTTCTTGCCACGGCGTTACCGTTTTGAAGTGCAAACGATACCGTCAAGTCCTCATCATCCACCAAATTTGTGGTTGCTGAGGTGGCAACATAAGTGCCATTCACAAAAGCTTGAATGGACGAGTTGCCATCGTAGTAAAAGCCAAGGCGGATGTAGGTGTCATCTGCCAGCGTACCAACAGATGTCGTGGTCGCGGTGCCATTTTTCTCTACAAGCAAACTGATCGTTGTTGACCCGTCACTCTTTAAGAAAAACACGCCATCACTAACATCAAGCGGGGTAGCGTCAGTAATTTGAAGGCCCATAACAACGTCAGACTCTGTTGCATTGCTGACCTTGAAGCGACCCTCAAAAAACAGTTTCTTGCCCGAAGCAAAACGGTACGATTCACCAACCTTTTGAAGTGCTACCAGGTCGTTGTCTGCAGCCGTGTTGGTCAACAGCAATAAGCCACCATCGCCATCAGTAAGCGCTTGGGTTGCGCCTGCTTGCGTCTCTGTAACGGTCCAGTTAGCCGCGGTGTAATAGTCGAAGTCTTCAAAGTAGGTGTGGAAGTTCGTAGCTGCTGGCTGCCCTAATTCGGCAAACAGCGACTGCTCACCCACATTGGTGACCCCATTAGGAAACCGAGTCGTAGTCATGCTTTAACTCCTATAAGACGGGGGCCGAAGCCCCCTGGTTTCCTTAGACGCCGGGCGTACCGTACATGGCACGGGGATCAGTGAAGCCAACGTCATAACGCTCAGTTGCCTTGTAGCGCATGGTGTCGGTTTCAAAGTCACCTTCCATGGTCTTCTCAAGGCGGCGGCGCATCATGAGCTTCATGCCCTCGGGCGCATCGGTCTGGACCCACCATGCAGTGCTCGAGGTCAAACGTGACAGGACCGCAGCGCCTTCATCGAGCAAGCCGATGGATTTGACTGGGTTGATGTCATTGTTTGCCTGGCCGGCACGCAAGACGGACTTCAGCAGGACCTCAGCCTGGAAGATGTTGCCAGGAGCAACGACAAGCTGTCGTGGCACGAGACGGATCTTCTTGCCGTTGTTGTCCACTGCCTGACGGATCTGAATGAGCATTTGCTCAAGCGAGGTCTGGCTGAGAACAGCAGCATTGGTCAGCAGGTTGCTGAAAGTGCCATTCACGATGGGGTGCGAAGCACTGTTAAGTGCCACGCCGTCGCCACCAGCATACTGACCGCCAGTAAAGGCGTTGTTCAGCACGTTGGCGCACAGGGTTTCCTTGGTTTCAACCAGGGACTGTGCCAAGTGACGGGCATAGACCGAGCCGATGCGGATGTGATCGCCATCCTCAACAAGCACTTTGGTCAGTGCGAAGGCCAGGCCATACACACTGTAAACATAGCGCTTGAGGAAGAGTACGCCGCCCTGCTGGTAAGTGACTGGGCTGCCGTCAGGAAGCAACGGTGCCAAGCCAAAACCGTAGAGCACAGGCTCTTCGTGGTAGTTACGGGGAATGCCTTGTTGCTCGCGGAAAACACGCGACCACTCGTCGGCACGCTGATCATAGACTCCGTCAAAACACTCGTTGAGGATTGGCTCAACAATCGAACGAAAGTCGGTACTGCGCATTGGGGCTGCCATGATCTAGCCCTCCTTTAAGCGATGGTCACGGGGTATGCAACCGCCGCACCTTCGTAAATACCAGCGTACTGGAACTCAGCGATTTGGACACGAACGATCGTGTACGCATCGCCCCATGCGTTGCCCGGATACGGTGCCAGGTCGATAACGCGCAAAGTCTTGGTTGCGTTAGCGCTCGCAGCAGTCGTGCCCATCGTGGCTTGAGATAGACCCACCAGCGTCGGATCACCCGTGGTCGGGTTGTACGGGTTGGTGATGTCAAACTCTTGGCCAAGCGCGGTTTGCGCAATCGAACCTTCAGCCTGAATCTCATAAACCACTTGAGGATCAGTCCAAATGTAAGCGATCAGCGAACCAGTCTGATAGGCGGTACCAGAGGGCCAGCAGTTAGAAACGCGGCGGCGGCCAGTCGTGTCAGTCCACTCGACGCCATCAAAGACGCCATAAATGGGATCGCCACTTGCAGCACGAACCACATAGCCGGTTGTTGGATCAAGTTTTACAGCCTGACCCTTGAGAATGTTTTGAGCGTAGGTGCTCTGAATGACATTCGCAAGGCCCTGTGCGCGGTCAAGACCGCTGGGGTGGTAGGCAGGCCGCAAACCAAAGGGTGCTAAGGTTGCAGACATTTTAGAACTCCAGGTTAACCCTCGAATACCGGGGGTCGGTTAACGGATGATTTTGCAACATTGCCAAAACCTTCGCCTTCCGTTTTCAGGAGCCTATGCCCTGAACTATCAACACCCTGCTGAAGCTCTTCCATACGCTCCATGATCGCTTGAGTTGCTTCCATTGGTTTTTGGTAATGGAAGTGCGTCATGACGCGTTGATAGAGATCCATTGGGATCTTGAACAGCAACATCTCGTTACACGCGATGTGACCCACATGCTCGCCAGCTTTTACGCGATAGTTCTCATACCCAGGTAGCTCATCTGCAAGCACAGGCGTGTACCCAAGTCGAATACGCTTATCAATGGTGTCGTAGCTGTTTGTGGTGGAAAGCCAGCAAAGATGGAACCCAGGAATGTCTGGGACCTTTGGCAAGGCGCTTTGTGTCCACTCGTCACTCCACATTTGGTCAATGTCCTGTGTACTAGCGAACTGGTCCTCTGCTGGAAGGCGCGAGTGATCTTCGCTTGCGCGAGTATGACGGCCACCTGCAGTGATCGATTTTTTGAGTCGAGATTCCATGGCTTACCCTTTCAGTCTCTGTTGTGCTTGTGCTGCGTAACGCTTGATCATGCTGAGTCGTTTCTTGGGGTCGTCCCAAAACCCAGCATCTTTCATTGCTTTCACCTGGTCAGGCTCAAGCTGAAAGGATTGACGCCCACCTGCGGACGCTGCGTTCTCACGGCCAGAACTAGTCACTGGACTCCTCGGTTTTCGCCTAGAGGAACTTTCCTCATAGTCATCATTGTATCGGTGTGGGATGTACTTCCGCAAGCGGTTATCCATCTCCTGCCAATAGTCTGATGTTCCTGGGTCCCAACCCTCAGCATGCAACTGCTCATCGACCTGTTTAGCGATCTTGCTGTCCAGGTCTTTGCGCTCAGGGTCGAACCACGAATTGCGCTCCATCCAAGCCGCGATCTGGCGTTGCACACCAGCGTCAGGGATGTTTGCTTTTTGCTGCGGCTGAACGGCTCGTTGCTTGAAGTTTTTCAAGGACTCAAGCTTTTGGCGCTCATCAAGCAGCATCTCATTGGCTTGGGCTGCAGCTTCACCATCTTGGGCTTGCACTGCTTCAGCCAGTTTCATCTTGGCATAGCGGACGCGAAGCTCGCCATCTTGCATGGCCTTGTCAATCTGGGCCAGGTCGTTAGCGTGCGTGCGGTGCTCGATGACTGAGAGCCGCTCCTCCAACTCTTGATTGCGGCGCTGCAACAATGCCAGGCGCTCATCCTTCTCAGCCTGGGTCTTGCGGACTAAATCCTTTTTCGCACGCCGACGCTCGCGCCGGGCAGCCCGTAAGGAATCGAGTTCGTCATCGCTAGGGGGATCATCATCGCCAGGAACATCATCGCCTTCAGCTTTGTTCTCGGGCGGCGTGTCGTCCGACTGCGCAATTTGAATCGAGTCAGGAAGGTCAACGGTGACCGAGCCGTCCGCTTGCTCCTTGATCGTAACTTGATCTTCATTTTCAGTACTCATAGGAATGCCCTCGTGTCGAGCGGATTACCCGTGATTTTTGCGATGACTTCATGGTCATTGATGATCATGAAAAGCGCTGGATCTTCGTTTTGATCCTCACCGGGTACTTTGACTTCCCAGCGATCGCCGCCCCACTTAGGTACGCGGATGTAATCACCCACCACGCACCAAGAGCCTTCCGGCCAGGGTTTCATGGTGTCACGATGGCAAAACGCGAGCGGTCCAATCTCAATAACCTTGGCCACTTGCGTGTTCCACTTCTCCGTCTCTTTGGTCTCTTCGACCAGCACAATACCGCCCTTGGTGGTTTTCTTCTTGGACCGACGGATCTGTACCATCACACGGCCACCAAGAGGTTTTGCACCAGGATCTACGCTCGGAAATGCCCAAGCCATC